AAGCAGGAACAACCCTTACATGACAGATACAAGCCCTAAATACATTTATTTACTCCTTGCACTGATTGTTGCTGTGAAGAATTCTATTGACAATATTAAGGATGTACTTGAAGAGATTGATTCTGAATATTCAGGAATAGACACTATTTGCTCAGAAAGATATGGTGTTTGGGATATGGCAGCATGGGCAGAAGAGAAACATATTGCTTTTGAACCTATTTTTCCTACTTATGATAGACAAAGAGAAGCATTTAAAGAATTCTACAATGCAATTAAAGAAGGAAGATTGAAAAGTCCTGAATTAAATGTTCCTGGTTCCAAGAATAGAGACATATTTAAAGAGGAACTTAGTAACTTTGATCATGATCCAGATTCTAAATGGTTTGGTTCCTCAGAAAAGATGGAAGTCAGGGGTATTCAAGATGACTCTGTATTTGGAGGCATGTGGGCAACATTTGGAGGACGTTTATTGACGGCTGCAGACTTCAGACCACGTTCAATTACCGATCAAAGTTTTGGCTTATTTCAAGGAGCTAAGAATCTTATAGGAAATTATAAATAATGCTTGACAAACCCTAAACCCTTATATATAGTGGGTTTTAAGGTGGTGAGTTAATCTACATAGGCTTCTCCCACGCCAAAGCATAATAGGAGTTGAATTTGAACTGGATTGAGTCTGATCAATTCAGTTTGGTTCAATTCAATATCAGGATTAAGAGGTTGGTTATCCAAGACCATTCATCGACAACTCCTCTGTCCTTTTAATTCTGAGTTCCATGTCTTAATGGTTGATAGCCGTGTACCGTTTTAAAAAAGTTTTATCTGACCGGACTACGATCAGGCGGTCTCCTGAGTCAAGATTTAGGAAAAATCTTGTTATCAGGATATACAGTGCTAAAAAATGCTAAAAAATGTTTTACCAAGAATGATCACAGCTTAACAAACTCATTGATTTCTTGGGGGTGTCCTTCCATCAGTATAGAGGGAGCAGAGTGGGTTGGCCTCCACAGTCCATAAGCGAAAGCTGGACGACACAAGGCGCACTGGTAAAGCGAGGATAAGACTGTAGAATGTTCTGCATTAGGAAGTTAGATTTGATAGATTTAATCGTATCCAAACTGTAGTTTTACGATTAAATACATTTCAAATAAAATTTGAATAGATTCCAGATTCAAAGCCAACTACCCAACCAGCAGAACTCAACGCCTGAATTTTATTCTTTTTATCAGATATCCTAACATGAGGTTAATATGCAAGATAAATCAACACTTCCTGAGTTGAATGATGATTATTTTAAAAAATTAAATGATGATGAATTAAGGGGTATGAAATTCTCAATGCCCTGGCAAGTAGAAACTTTTAATGGTGAATCTTCTGATCCTGATGGATTCACTTCCTATCAAGAAATGCCCTCCGAACAATACACCAGAGAAGAACTTCAAAAACATTGTTGGGAAAAATTCCATAAAAATCCTCAAATAAATACTTCAGTCCGTGGTCTTATGGGCAGACTTACAGGAATGGGGTTTGAAACCAGTAGTGAAATTCATGAAATCAATGAAGTAATTAAAGAGATAGAATACGATCCAAGAAACAGGCTATACAACTATATGCCCAAGTTCGTGGCACGCTCAAACATAGAAGGGGAGTTGTTTCTCTGCCTTACATGCCATGAAGATGGGTTCATAGAGATCGACTTCATAGACCCTTCTACTGTGACAGGAGGCGGAGATGACGGTTCGGGTATTATTTTCCATCCTTCTAAATCCTTGTTTCCTCTTTTTTATAATATTACTGGTGCAAAAAAAACAAATGGTGATCAAAACATTGAACAAATTCCTTCAATCAATATTGCACGATATCCTGAACTTGCGAAATTAGAAAATTTACAAGGCATATCATTTGAACTGCAAATTAACAGTAGAAAAACAAAAAGAAATCCTTGGAATAAATTAGGAAATTATTATAAATTCATTGTTGCCTGGGACAAAGGATTTATGACAAGAAGAGCAATATCCTATTTAAGAACAACACTTGAGTGGCTAAACCATTATGAAAACCTGAAGAAATATGAAATAGACCATAAACGATCCTCTGGAAGTTACCTTTGGGTATTCCAGATTGAAGACCCAAGAACATTTAAACTATGGCTTGCATTGACACCAGAACAAAGAGCAAAAACAGGAATAATGGCAAAGAAGACACCAGGAGGAACCCTTGTGATTCCTCCTGGAATTAAAGTTGTAGCAATTACACCAAATCTTCCTAATATATCGGGTGCAGACACAGATATTATGGAAATGGTTGCTTCAGGATTAAATGAACCATCAGATATCCTAACCGGATCATCCAAAGGAACTTTTGCTTCAGTGAAAGCCAGTAGAGGGCCAATGACTGATAGGACATCTGATGAAATGTCCTACTTTGATCGTTTCCTTAAATATGATTTGTGGGCGTCAATATTTTTTTTAAAACACCAGATTACAAATTTTCCTTTGACTTTCAAAGTAAATGAAGCAATAGGATTTAATGAAAGTCAGGAACCCATTTTTAAGAAAATACCAAGAAGACCTGAATTCCTAATTGATATTTCATATCCAGTATCCGAATCTTCTGATACAGAAGCACAAGCAAGAGCCTTCCTTGGAGTCAAACATGGTAACATGAGTGAATCCTTAGGAATACCTAATTCCTATATTGCCAAGAAAATTGGAATAGGAAGTTATGGAAGACGAAGATTGGAAAAAGCAACAGAGGACAATAAGTATCCAGAATTGGTTATTGAATCTGATGCTGCTGCAATGGAAGAAAATCCACAGGAATCAAATCAAGAGAAAGACCTTGAAAAACCTACACAGAATGCTGTTGATAAGAAGAAAAAGAAAATAGCTGTAAAAAAAGTTGTTGACAAAGGAAATAATTCTGGTAAATAAGAATTTAAAGGGAATTTAATATCCTTTAGAGGGAGGAAGAAATTATGACCATTGAAAACAAACTTGTCCCTAAAGGGGCTATGCAGCTAATTGACAGAGGATGCCATGCAGAGATGTTCATGTCCAAGGATGAAAGTGGGCAGGAATCTGCCAAATTGAACATGACAGTATATTCTGGTGGTGTGATTAAAAATCACTGGTATTGGGATGATCTGGTTATGGATTTGGATGGTGTTAAGCTGTCAAAGTCTAAATATCCAATACTGGAAGATCATGAAACTTCTCGTAAAGTCGCTTTTTCTGGAAAACCAGTTGTAAAGGAAGGACAGTTAACAATTGATCCTGAATCTACTATTTTTGTTGACACTGAAGTCAGTAAGGAATTCCAGAAACTTTCCAAACAAGGATTTCCATTCCAATCAAGTCTCCGTGGTGTTCCTCGTAGAGTAGAAAGAATTGAGGAAGGAACTGAAACCAAAGTTAATGGATTTTCACTTAAAGGCCCAGGAACAGTTTGGCGTGAGTGGGAATACATGGAAGGTTCAGTTTGTGTATTTGGTTGGGATGACAAGACAAGTGCTTCTGCCTTTTCTAAGGAAGAAATTGCATTGGATTATGAATTGATTGATAAGAAAATAGAAACCCCCCCAAAGGAGGAACGTAAAATTATGGATATGGAACAATTTAAAAAGGATCATCCTGATCTGTTCGCCCAAGTTGTGAAGGACGCTACGGATAAGGCTGCAAGTTCCTTTTCTGTCAAAGAAACTGAATTGACTGGAACCATTGCTACTCTTACCAGTAAACTTTCGGAGAGCGATTCCAAGATTCAGGAACTTGCAAAAAAGGATGCTTTGAGAACAGAAAGAGAGATGTTCGCTGAATCAGAAGTGATTTGGATGCAGTTGCTTACCAAGAGTGAAATTCCTGAAAGAATGTTTGGAAAAGTCAAAAAGAATGTGGACTATTCCAAGTTTGTTAAGGATGAAGTTCTTGACAAGGCAGCTTTCTCTGCTGCTATCACTGAAGAATTGAAGGATTGGACTGATTTTGTAACAGCAAAATCTGAATCTTCTATTCAAGGAACTGGTTTTTCCAAACGTGATATTGAAACCAAAACAGTTCTTGATGAGGAAAACAAGAAGATTGCGGATGATCTTTTTGCTCTTACAGGAATAAAACAATAAAGGAGGTTGATTATTATGCAAGGTGATTCTCCCAATATTCTTTATGGCCCCATGCAGACTGATTATAGAAGGTTGCTTTATTCCGATGAAGCAATTCTTATGCAGGTTCCTATTCAGTTGGCTGCGGGTTATGGTATCCTGAAAGCTGGAACTGCTCTCGCAAAGAACAATTCTGCATTGACCACAGGCAATAAAGCAAAGTTTTTTCCTTATTCCCCTGCTGCAATTACGGGAACTGAGATTGCTCCTGGTCGTGCATATCTGGTTCAGCCTACTGTGAACGGTTCTCCACTTCTGTATGTTGGTATGGAGGATAGTTACAAATTCAAAGTTGGCGATGATATCATGGTTATTGATGACACTACTTCGGGTGAAAACTTGGGTGCTGTTACAGCCATTGACCGTGTATCCAATACTCACATGGCAAAGATTACTGCTACCGCGAATGCAGGAGCAACCCCTTTTACAGTAGCCAGATTTGCTTTTGTTGCTGCTGAAGGGTATGATACTTGTGTTGGCATTCTTGGAAAATCTGTTGATACAGGTACAGGAGTAAATGCAGTTGGTGCAGGAGCAACAATTCTTCTGAAGAATTATATTGCTTATACCGCTGGATTGATTAATGTGGATTCTGCTGCTGTTGCAGATTTGTCCT